GAACAAATATCGCCTGTTGTTACTGCTTGTATTTGAAAATGATTTTCGCCTACGCACTTTATTGTGTCAATTACATTGTTGTAGGTTTTGTACCTTATACTATCTATTGCCATTTCTTTTTACTTTTTGTGTTTCGTTTAAGTCAAGTTCGTAAGACAACCAAGTTAACGCTTCTAATAAAGGTCTTTCAGTTATAAACTCTAATTTTGAAAAGTCGCCACCTGTCAATCTATACATTACTCCGAACCAACCCCACTTGTTTGTAAATTCATTTCCGCTTGTATCTTCTTCATTCTCTCCACTAAAAATGACGGCAAAATCGTTGAGAACTCTTTTCCTAAAGTCCAAAAAAAAACCAAACTTTTCTGTACTTGTGCTGCGTTCATTTTCTTCTTAAACTTTTCTGCTCGTTCCCTTCCGTCTTTATACGCTGCTACTGAATACATCTTACCTTCTTTGCTTGTTATAGGTCTAAACAGAACTGCCATTATCTTATGCATATTCTTTTCTATTCCGTCCTTAATGTAATGTTCTATATCTGCCCATTCGCCCAAAGTAATTTCGTCCAAGTCAGGCAGAAATCCGTATTCAACTTCGTCTATTTCAAAGACCTTTTTTAACTTACCTTCTATTTGCAGCTTTGATAATCTTTCAAATATCGCTGCTACATCTGACAAAGACATTTCTTCTACTAACTTAATAGGTAAAGTTGATAGTGCCTTAATTGTTTCTTTTGCTTCTTCTGTCTTTGACTTCTTTTTACCTAATATTAATTGTACCCATTTCTCTAATGTAACATCTTTCCAACTATCAACAATTTTATAGGTTTTTAACTTACCTTCCTTTTTAACTTTGACTTTCATATTTAATAATAGAAAATTTGGATATTTAGTTTAGAATTGTATATTTGCACTTTCTTACTTGTTTTAGTTAGGGAATTAGTCGTACCGCTCGGTGCGGCTTTTTCTTTTATTGTACGAAATACCTTCCGTAATTACTATCTATTTCGTAGTACATTCGCATAGCCAAACTATCTGCAAAGTCAGGTGACCTACCTATTAAACTTTTAATAACATCTTTTTGAATTATTTGCAACTTTGTATCTCTATCTGCGTTCTTACTTCTGACTTGTTCAAGTTCTTCAATAATGTATTGCTTAATCATTATGTCGTTAGTAGCTATTCCTATTTCGTTTTTGTTTATCTTTTCTGCTAACTTGTAGTAGCATTGTGTTTTAAGGTTCTGGTAGTTTTCGTTTTTTAGTGGTCTGCTGTTATTTACAAAACCCCTACAACTTGGTAGCATATCAACTACACCACCACCAACTCCGTCTTCGTCAATAATTATGTTTGCTCTTTTGACTTCGTTCTTAAATTGTAAGTCCTGTATTGCCTTTGCTACTTCTGTTATGCTTGACTTTGCGTAAGATTGTATATGTTCTACTTGTAAGCCATTCCATAACATAATAACTGTCTTATCTTGTCCGAACCTCGCAACATCACAAGTTATATACTTTTCGCCTAATTCTGCTTCGTTGCTAAACAAATCTACTATCTTATCGTACAGAATAAGGTTATCGTCTGCTGCGTCATATTCCCAATTTCCAAATAGTAACCTTTCTTTGCTTAACCTGTCTAACTTACTTAATTGTTCTTTGTAGTGTTTAGATATGTTTCTATTGTCATCTACTAACGCTTGTATAAACTTTCTGTGTTTTGGTAGTTCTTTGTTTCTTGCAGGTCTGTAAAATTCTGTATAAGTCCAATTCTTTGAAGGGTTGCAAGTTAAAAGCAGTTTAGGAACAAGATTATATTCGTCTAACTTATATCTTATTCTACTACTGACTATTTGTTTTGCTTTCTCGGTAATTTGATTGCATTCGTCAATAGCCGCAATAGATAATTCCAAAGAACCCAAACTATCAAAATTGCGGTCAGAAGGGTAATTAAAAAGGTCTTTAAGATATACTTCGCTACCATTGTAAAAAGAAATAATATTTGTTTGTGCATTGTAAGCATAATGTTTAGGTGTTGTTAAGTTCCATTGTCCGCAAACTTCAAAGAAAGTATTAAGTGTTGTCTTTTTTAAGTTGTCTAATTTACTTCTACCTAATAAAGCCCTTATACCTTTGTGGGTTAAACATTGTGAAATTAAAGCTGCACAAATAAACCAAGATTTTCCACCCCCTGCACCACCACCGAAAAGTATTTCGTTAGTTTCTTTGTCTTTTAGGTATTCAAACGCAAGTGCTTGTTTATCCGTTAGTATCGGTTTTACTTTCAATGTTAAATTCTATCGTTATAGGTTCGTCATTACTTGTAATATCTAAACTATCACCGTAACCCCTTTTCTTACCTCTTGTCTTTAAGTAGAAGATAGTAGCAGGTGTTGAACCTTTTTCTATTTGTTCTTTAAGGTGTGTTTCTGCAAAGTCAATAAACATTCCGTCTATTTCTTGTACTGCTTTACGATAATCTTCATCTTCTTTGTACCACTTATAATGTTGTGTTCTGCTTAATCCTGCTTTCTCACACGCTTCGGTTACAATACCTAATGATTTTTCTAATGCTTTTAACAATAGTGTTTTATTGTCTTGTGTTCGTTCTGTTCGTTTATCCATACTCTATAATAGAAAAATTTAGTATTCGTTTGGTGCTTTAAGATTTACTCCAAAATCAATAGCAGCCCAAGCCCTTATTTCTTCGCAGTATTGATTAAACTCTTGTTTGTCTAATTCTTTTGTGGTGTTTAGTAGAAACATATTTTTAAGTTGTTCGTGCATTTCCCATTTATGATAACCTGTAAAGTCGCATAACGGCTTGACGATACACTTCCAATAATACTTATTCTGTCTTTCGCTTCTTATCAAAATAATCTTTTTTGTGCTTGATGTTGTCCTAATCTTTTCTTTGCATCTTCAAAATAATCTTTGTCCAATTCATATCCCTCTAAATCAAATCCTAAATTATGGCAAGCAATAGCAATAGAGCCACTTCCCAAATGTGTATCTAATATCTTATCTCCTTCTGTTGCATAATTCATTAAAAGCCATTCATATAATTGAACAGGCATTTCGCAAGGATGTATTCCCCTTCTTTCTTTTGCTACAAAATTAGTCCAAGTTTGATTGTACATTTCAATCTTCTTATGTATAGAACAAGATGCAATAACACATTTTGAAAAATTGGGCATTGGTTGATTTTTTACCCATACAATTGCCCCCCCGTTTTCTTCAAAACAGTTGTAATAATTAGCACCAAATATTATCCGTTCTTTTGATACTCTTTTTAATTCATTGAAATATTCTTTATTTGGAGTACTATTATTCCATTCTACTTTTTTACCTCTATTATTTGTTTGAACAAAATTACCAATACCAAAAGGGGGGTCAGCTATTGCCAAATCAAATTCATTATCTCGCATTTGTTTTAATGCTACCATGCAATCTATGTTATATAGATTAATCATTTTATCCTTCTTTTAGGTGGTTTGTCGTCAGGGTTGTGTTTATCGTAGCCGTCTTTCTTTAATCGTCTTTCTTTCTGGTTTGCTTTGTGTTGTATTATCCTATCTTCTTGTGTGTATTCGTTTCTTATTATTGTAGGCATACCTTCGTTTTTTGTAAGGCATTCCATTTCTTGTTCGCAGCAGAAAGCGTCTTTATTTTGTAGTTTCATATTCCTGAAAACTAATGTGTATTTATTTATTTCTATTTCTGTTTCGCAGATTTTACACTTGTACTTCATTTTCTAATTTTTTTAATAGTCGTTCAGGTGTATAGATTTTATCCGTTCCTGCATAGTTTTTGTATATGCAAGTAAAGTTATTGTCCTTCCAAGTCCATAACGACTTAACACCGTTTTTAATGTGATTTTTTAATATCCACTTAATTGTTTTGTATTTCATTTGTTTTTATTATAGATTGCAGTAATTCCCTTCCATACTGAATTAAGGCAACTGCTACAATTAGTTGTTACTTTGTAATTCGTTCCGTAGATTGTATTGTACAGTTCAATTAGTTTTGCTTTCGTTTGGTGGTCTTTTGCTTGTCCTTTTTCTAAATCTGGCATAATTTCTAATACTTCTTTTATTAAGTGTGCAGGTACTTCTTTTGGCTGCTCTATTTCTTTTGTGCTTTTCCATTTACCTATCGGACATTCTGTAAAACTTAAAGTTGTCTTAACTCGCATAAAGCAACCGCACTTTTTACAAGTTCCTGTTGGCTTAAAATAGTGCAAACACTTCTTACATATATCAAGCCGTTCCTTTCGTATTTCATTACTCGTAAAATATTTCACTATCTAATATTTCTTTGAGTTTCGTTCTTACTTTCTTTATTGTGCTGAATAAAGAGTTTCTGCTTATTCCTGTTTTCTTTGCCAAGCTGTCAAGCGTGTGTCCTTCGTTGTAATATACTTCAAATACTT